AGGACGAGCATCTAAGTATTTCATTTGAACTGTATTCTTAGTTGGTGGAGTACTAGGTACTCTTACTGTATCTTTAGGCATTTCTTGTTGTGTTTGTACTTGTTTAGTAACTACCTTTTTAGGAGTACTTACTGGTTTTTTAGTTGGTTGGTAAATTACAGGCTGAACTGGTTTTTTATATAAATTAGCTGAATATAATCCAGTAATATCCCACCCCCTTTTGTGTTGTTCTTCCAATGGAATATTTTCTATATGCTCTATAGGGACAGGTGCTTTATGATTTAAGTAAGAAAGTTTTCCAAAAGAGTCTGTCTTATCATTTTTCCATAATTTTGCATTATTTGCTACACGTTGTGCTGCTAAGATTTTTTCCCGATCCGTGTTGTCGCCTAATGTTGCCGCAAATGCCTTAGCTGCATTCATATCATTCAATGAAGTATTATGCAAATTCAAACTATCTTTATAAGCCTGTATCCTTGGGTCATTAGGATCTTTAGTTACATAAGGAGCAATAGTTCCTCCTTGTGGAAATCTTTTGTTGGGGGGAATAAATACGGGTTTTGTTTTTGGAGAAGTAGGCATTGGAGGACTATAAATTCCTCTTGGTAAATTTCTTTCAAATAATCTTCCTGCTGCCGCATCCATAGTACTATCAAGTCTTTGCCCTTCAGGAGTTTTTAACCACTCTATTTTTCTATTAGTACCAGCTTCGTCATGGTTTGGATTTAAAGCATCAAATTTTGAAGAGAAATCTCTTGCAGCATTATAATAATTTAAGCTATCAAGATAAGCACCATTAGCAGTTAAGAAACTTTGAGGATCAGTATAATTTACATTAGTAGGTTTCCCACCATTTTGAAAACTCATTCCATTTCTTTGCAAGAATGGCCCACTTGTTAAGTGAGCATCATTTGCTTGATGGAAAGCTTCCATGTTTGATGGTGTATAATTTCTTTTCTTTAATTTACCACCATGTTTATTTACTGTTAATTGCTGATAAGCATCAATTCCTTTTAAAGGTTGTCTTGTATCTTTATAATAAATATCCTTTAAGTGTCTTCTAACTTCATCATTTACATTAATAATATTTCTAATTTTATCATCTGGAAGATTAGCTAAATCAGGTCTTCCAAGATCTTTTACAAAACTTTTAGGGTTGTTTTTTAATTCTTGTGTAATAAGTTCTCTGACTGTATTCTCTCTCTCTTTCCCAAGAAGATCTTCTCCATGATAAATATCTTTATAATCAGATCCTCTATCCATTCCTTTAATGGCTGCTGGTATACTTGTGTGGGGTCTTGTTGGATCATCATAAGAACTTAACTGTCTTTTTGTAACTAGAGGCTGTCTACCTTTTAAAGTTTGAGTAGCAAGTTGGCTTGCAGCTGCTTGTGCATCTAATTCAACTTGTTTAGCAGCTACTTCAGCAGCTAGTTGTTCAGCTTTACCAGTAGCTTTTAATGCTTTATATCCTTTAGAAAGTGCTTTAGCTCCAGCAATCATTGGAGGTAGTGGCAATAAAGACATGATAATATTATCTGTAATCTCATTACTTACAGCTCCAGAAGCAGCATTTCTACCCGGCTCATAAGTCTTTCTAGGATCATATAAATGACGATCTGATTTATACCTACGTACAGGATGTAAAATTGAATTTAAATCTGGATATTCAGCATTAATTTTACCTCCAGTTGGGTATTTATTTCTTCTTCCTAATCTCATTTTGTTTTAGATTCGTATAATTTTTGCCCTAGAATATTATATATAATTGTAGGTTGTACTGTTACAATATTAGATTTATATACAACAGCAATAGGGCGGTACTCAACAATAGTGCCATCATAGTCTTGCTGTAATAACCTATAATAAGAAATGCCGTGAATAGGGCTATAATCCAAATAACGATAAAGAACGGGATAAGTAATATTCCCATTACCTTGAACTCTTTGGAAATCCACGAATTTGAAGGTGGAGTCTGCTTTTTGAATTTGAAAAAAGTCATTGTTAATTTCAGATTTAGTAACCCACTCTAATTGAACTGCATCTTCTTTTACTTCTGCACTAAAATATTCTAATGTTACAGGGAGTGGACTTGGAGCATATCTTGCACAAATAGCATCTTGTTGACAAAGTGCTTTCCATCCTAAACAAAGTATATACCATCTACTTGTATCTAATCCTTGTACATAAGTATTAGCAGGTGTTGGATAAATATTACCTTGCCAAACTATAGTATCACAAGTAGGTACAAAAATCTTAAATTTTAAATATTGATATACATTTGGCCCACAACTTGAGCTCTGTACAAGCATGTAAGTCATATTTAAATTAGCTGTTTCTGGTTTAAACCAAAAGCAATAATTAACTACATCTCCAGCATTTACTACTGTATCTAATGTAACAAACTTACAAGTACTACCTTGTACTGTATCAATAATTGGCCCAGAACATTGTCCTGAAGCTTTAGTAGGTGCTAAGAAAGCACACAATACTAAGAATGTAATAATCAGGATGAGTAAGAAGTCTCTTACTTTTTCTCCTTTATCTTTTATCATCTAGGGCTACGTTTATAAACGGTTTTAAAACTACTTAATTGAAGACGGTTATTTGCAGCATTATCATAACTTAAGTCTACAATGATGTATTTATCCCTCATTCTTTCTCCAAAGGATTTATCAGTTAAAGATAATTCAGAAGGAGCAAATATATCGGTAGGAACAGTATTGTAAAGAACACGATTTCTAAGATAGGATAAATTCCATGTTCTTTCTTTTCGTCTTGAAACTTCTGTAACATCCCTAAAATCAGTATTTTGATAGTCATCATAAATACGAATAGTATCAAAAGTTTCATCAGGTAAGTTTACTGGGTTAGCAAAGTTATTATCATCTATACCATCTGTAACCATTTCATAATTATCAAATACTTTAGTCTCTGTTGGGTATGGATTAATTATTAAAGATAATTTACTTGGATATAAAGCTCCATAAAATCTTCCATATTCTCCTGATCCGTGTCTATAAAATTGTACAAGTGGAGAACTTGGTGATACTATTAGGTTTAAATCATTCAGATATACAGCTGGTGTAAAGCTATAGAAGGATGTAAAAGCATCTATAAAGTCATTATAAGCTATTGTAAAAGCTTTCTTAGTAGCACATGCTACACTAACCTCTGGAGAATCTGCATTGTCTAATTGAGTAAAATCACTTGATAATGTAATTGTATTTCCAACAGCTGCAATAACTGTAAATACTTCTAAAACTGGTTGATTATTAACTGTAAATTCTACAACTACTTCCTGATCCACTTCTATACAATCAGGATAACTTCCAGATCTAAAACTAATTTGAACAGGACTTAAATTAAAAAGAGTACCCTTAGTACCTGAACTGAATACTAAATCTCTAAAAGTCATTATAGCTTCATTGTATCTGAAGTCATATGTACTTGTTACTCCTTTATTTAAGTAAGGATTATCACTAATTTGTAGTAATCCATTTAAGTTATTACTAATATAAGATGAAAGTCCTTTAGCTACAGTTATCGAAACTGGAGAAGTACCTGTCATTTTATAAATATTTTTAGTATTTATATCAAAGAAGAATATAGCATCATGACTTTGTGTAAAGCTATGAATGTGCTTAGATCCTATTACTTTGGATATATAATCATATCTTGAGAGTACTCCTGCTGTTCCAAGAGTTAACTCAGCCCCAGACAAATCTTGTGTTAAAGCTCTTTCATTAACTGCTGTAACACTAATACCTCTATCTTGGAATCCAAATAATCTATCCTGATGTACTATAAGAGCATTTAATTGTCCTTGTGCTGTATCTAAATCAATATACTCATCTTCTTTAAATACTCCCCAAGACTCAATTAATTCTCCATTAATTTTTAATCCTGACTTATGAATACGAACATCATAGTTATTTCTTAAGATAAAAGGATCTGGTCTTGGAAAGAATAACATTACATTATTCTCCTGCATATAATCAAAGAAGATTCTAAACTCTTCTACTGTATCTATATTAGCAAGTGTTTGTACTCCAGTTAATGCATTCTTATTAAATACTGATGAGCCAGGATTAGTTCTCCAATCTAAATTGAAGAAACATTCTACTGGTACAAATCTTCCCATTAAATTAGAAAGTGCATATGATACTGGGGCATCCCCATTAATATTTACATCTGGGCCATTACCAAATTGTTTAACATTATCAAACAAGCATACATAAGTATCTCCTCCAAATACGAAGGATGTATAAGAAGTTACATTGTCTTGAAGTATAACTACATGCCCTGTGCTGATGTACTCATTTAAGCTCTTAGCTGCATTTGTAAATCCACCATATTGATTACTAACATCTCTCTTATAATTCGCTAAATATACTCTATCATGCGCTGGATTAAGTCCATCTGTTACAATACCATCAGCAAAAGCGTAGTTTAAATCTCCCGGATTAGATCCAAAGTCTGAAAAATTCCCATCAAGCATTAAAGTTTTACCTCCGTAACTACGTGTCTCCCCAAATATACTGTTATTTGAAAAATTACAAGCTCGTGGAATAATTCCTAGTGTGTATACACTAGTATTAGGTAATTCCAAGTAAGCATTTTGAGCCATTAAAGTAGATCGCAATAAATACTTACCTTGTCTTGTGGTGTTATTAATTGGGGAACACTGAGTACTAGCGTAACTAAAATTCTTTAAAACTAATTTATTTCCTTGTCCTGTTCCGTCTACTGTACATGCTCCTGCCTGATTTAGTCCTATAGTTCCTAAGATTTCAATATAATCTGTACTATTAAATCCTTGATAGGAATCAAATAAGAACTTTGGTGAATTAAAAGAAGCTAGCCCATTACTAACCTCATTATTAGCTCCAAAAGTTGGCGGAAATATCTCAGTAACTGTATAGTGTCTACCAGTACCTGCATTATACCAGCCTACATTAAAAGTACCCTGATCTAAAATACTCCTGTCAGAATCCTCTCTTTTTACTCTTACAATACTATATCCTGAGATTTGATTGGAAATGGTGTTTAAATTCGATATGGTGAACTTAATACCCAGTACCCATGCTACACAAGGTACAGCTGCTACAGAGTCACTAATAGGAAACTGTAAGCTTCTAATGAGTGGATCTCCAGTAGGGTTAGTTACTGGATCTAAATCTGGCATGTATGTATGAGGCATTCTAATATCTGCAATCCAATGTACAAAGGATTTCTCACCTTTTGTAGAATAGAATACTACTCCAAACCTATAAGTTTCATCTCTTTGGTATCCTTTTAAAGCTGCTTGAACAAAGGGACTATGAAAATTCTTTATATTACCAGTACAAGGATAACTTGTATAAGCCCCTTGTCCAAAGTTATAAGTATGGGATTGTCTTGAGGAACTTGCATAATTATCTGCTGTAGCTAATCCTGAAATGTTTCTATTATCTAATTCAATAGTACCGGGATCATCAGTGGTGTTTGTAAACTCAAAAGATACATTAGCTCCTTCTCCTCCCAAAGTAACTCCATCACTCTTGTATAAGAAGTTATTAGCACTATAAGGTTCTTGATTAGGATTATGATCATCTGCGTTATTGTATGTAACTCCAGCATGATTATATCTAAATGCACGAGTATCAAAATCTACATCAAAATCTGAGTATTTAACATTGCCATAAAACAAATAGTTATTCTTAGAAGCAATAGTCTTTACTGTTTGAAAGTTAATATTGCTGGAGATGTACTCATCTAATGTAATAGGAATAGCTGGTTCTCTTCCAGTTAATGTAAAATCTAAAATACCAGTACTTGGAATAGGCTCATCAGCTACAATATTAATCTCTGGATTACCTGTTGCAGAAGCTCTATAGATACTTACAATTTCAACTCTATCAAAAGAAGTATCTAAGTTATAGATCTTGTATGTAATTTGTTTAGTAGTGGCTACTCCTAATGCTGATCCTTGGTATTCAGTAGTGGTACTTGTTAAATCATTTATACCTGTAAGTGGCAATGGATTACAAGGCATCATGAAAGATGTAGTGCTTCCTGAGGTCTTTTTTAGCCTATAAGCTAGTTGATAATCACCTGTTTTTAAGATTCCACCACTTTGTAGAATATCTTGTGGTACTATATTTCCTAAGTCATAACTTGGAGTATTCTCTAAAATAGAAAGATCCAGTGCCATTCTATTAGGATCTACAATATTTAATCCTTTTGGAGTATTGTAATTATCTGTAAAGTAAATCTTTTGAATTGTATCAATTTCAAAGTTACTTACAAATTGAGTAGGATTGGCTATTGGATAAGCTATACTAAAATTTAAATTGTTATTATAAACAAGCTTAATTTGTACTTCAAATGTAAATCTATTATAACTAACTCTCCAGACTTGTCCAGTTTCTCCAGTGGGTTGTGAACTTGTTGTGTCAGCTGTAAAGATAATAAAGTCATCTCTTAATTTCCCCCAACCCATAATCTTAGGTTGAGGAGTACCAGCTACATATGCATTGTTAATATTGTGTCCGTGTGGGTTTGATGAGGCATTTATAGCAGGAGTTAATAGAGTATTAGTACTATCCAACAAGCTATACAATACTACTCGATCATTATTGTAAGCAGCATGTACTCCCCATGATTGTAAAGTAGCATTAGTATTTACTGTATTAGCAAATGGTTTTTGCCACGAATCAATTGTTAAGTCAATAAGTACAGATGTACTACCAAAGATTGTAGCAATTACAATTTGAAATGCTGCATTAGCAGTACCTCTTGTAATTTCAACTACATTAGAGCACCCCGGAATTGTAAAAAATAATTCATTGCCTTTAATATTTCTCCATATCCCAGTACTGGAACCAATCTCTGTTACAAGTTGTCCATTTTCTGAATGTAGATAATTAGTAGGCTGATACAAAGACTTAGCTAAATCTTTATTAAGACCACGAGTGAAGTTATTTACAAATTCCATTATTTCATTCGTCTTTGTTCTTGAGTTCCTAAATCTTTAAAGAAGTGGTTATAGGAATTTACTTTAGGAAGTAATCTTACAATAGATGATTTTAACGACTCGATTTGCTCTGTGTCGGGAATCTTAATCTCAGATGCAGCTGCTGCAATTGAAAATTCTTTATTGTTTCTTGATTCAATATAAACATCTTTAGGAAGTGTTCCTTGTCTCCATAAGATATAATCATTCTTCCATGTGAGATAGTCTGCTACAGCTCTTTTAAACTTAGCTGTATCAGGAATCATTACGTATCCATCTGGATCAATTGGTATAGCCCAATAAGCCATACAAACTTTTCCTTCTCGTACATTAAATACGATTCTATTATCTGTAATGTCAAATGTGATGTCTTGATAAAGTGGAGCTAAATTAGGATTGACACTTGCTTGTGGACTAAATTCATTTCCAAATTGATCTACGAAAATGTCCATTGATGTATTCAAGTTTGCTAAATCACAGCAATCTCCACCCATTAAATAATGAAAACTATTTTGTCTCCATCTTACAGGATTGCCATTTACTGCAATACCTCCGGGTATTAAACTTTGAAAATCACAAGGAAGTGGTACTGTGAAATTGGTGAAATCATATGCAGAATTTTGCTTATGTCCAATAACTTTAGGAATATATGATAAAGGTAATTTTAAAAGATCACATAATTCAGCAGTCCAAAGACGAATATCATCATCATTTAATTCAGACTGTGTTCCTGTATTACTGTAGAATTGTTCTACAGCTTCTCTACTTGATACTAGTTTAGGTATAATCATTATTCTTCGGGATAATCACATTCACGATTCTTAAGTTTTTTAGCTACGTTCCTCTTATTTAAAAGACTTGGTATGAATTTATACACAGATTTACCCGGTATTCTACACTTTCTTTTATCCCACTTCCATTTATATCTGTAGCCATCTGTGTGCTCATTAGTAAAGTAAACTAACTTCTGCACTTTTCTACTTGTATGGTAATCAATTTTTAATTCGTTAAGAGCTAAAAGACGATTAAAATTCATCTTTCTTTTTCTAATTCCAACTATTCCCATATTTAATGGCAATTTAAATTGATCTCCTTTGATAATTTCTTCAGCAATCATTTGAAATAAATCACTGACAACAATTGAATAAGTACTGGCATCTACTAAGAGCCCAGCATTATCATCAAACTTTGAAGAAAACTTTTTGTATTTGTACTCTTTCCTATAATATTTATAAAAATCAGCCATACCGTAGTCTACCTGATAATTATTTTTAATACCCTTTCTAGGAGTGGGTATAAATGTTCTTATTTCACTCATGGATTACGCTGTTGTGATTCTGTCTTACCCTCTTCATCTCCCTTGAAATCACTTGGCACTGATATTTGAATCTTTAAATCTTTAAGTACAAGTTCCTTTAACAAAGGAATCATGTGAGCACTGATAGGAAAAGCCATGTCATTAGTATAACAAGGAGAACCCTCGCAAGTGAAATATTGCCCAACTTCTCTGGGATCTTCAAATACCCCAGAAACACTCCCTTTAGAAAAAGCCAAAGGAGGATTAATGATGTATATGTATCCATTCTTTATTGTTGACTTTGGATTGTTTTTAGTCCACTTAGAAACACCTGCTCTGGTAAATCTTACATAAGGCATAAAAGGAAAAGAAGTACCCATAATATCATTACCTGATACACGAGTAATTAAGTCTCTCTGATGTAATTCTATTGGTCTTGGAATCTTATTTCTACTACGCATTACAGTACACTCAGTACTTGTATCGCAGCATTCACTGGCATCTACTGAAATAAAATCAACGCAAGGTAAGGTCTGAGTTACATTATCACTCAGACTTCTTCCCTTGTTTTGATCTTGTCGGATAAGAAATGATCTCGACGACAATATACTAAATTCAACTTGTTCTTGAGATAATAGAGAATCATCCGAATATCTTCCAGTACCTTGAATTGTACTTAAACTATCATAAACAAGTTGATTTAGTGTTGTCATTTTTTTATCTTTAAAATAGGCTTTATAGCCTCATATACAGCTGATGATATTTGAAAGTACTTACCACAGTCTGTACACTGCATACGTCTCTTTTTAAGCCCATTTGCCATTGTACGCTCTCCATTAGAGATTGTATGTGGACTTGAACATGATGGGCAATGATGTGGTTCTCCTCCTGTATGTACTGCTTTGTGTGACTTGTGAGTTGTGTAAGGATCTAATTTGTTATATACTTTCTCAAGTAATATAACATCTTTCTTACAGTACTCAACCATTTTATCCATTGACTTCTTATC